TGGCATCAGCGTTGGCGTCCAAAGACAAGTCTGGGTTTGTCAGGAACAGGAACCAAACACCGATGTACGACGCGGCTCGATTTGCTCAAGCGTTTAGGCCAATAGTGGGTAACTCAGGAACAGCAACTCGCATGATGGATGTCAGCCCGTTAAGCATGGCGTTGTCGTTGCCGTCTAACTTGGCCGCCGGGGCTTACACGTCCGGTCCGTCTGCAGCATTAGCGCGAGCCGTTACAGGACCAGGCATCGCTGGTGGCGCGTTGACAGAAGCTCAGAAGCGTTTGCTGCAGCAGTATCTGCCGCTGGCCGGTGGTATCGCCGGCCAAAAAACAATGAGCCAATAAAATCCAACCAAAGGAGACGACTATGCCAAGCAAGGGGCTTTACGCCAACATCCAAGCAAAACAAAAGCGCATCGCAGCCGGTAGCAAGGAGACCATGCGCAAGCCTGGCACCGCTGGCGCACCAACCGCCAAGGCATTCAAGGCCGCAGCCAAGACCGTAAAGAAAGTGAAGTAATGGCATACCCATACGACGATCCAGAAGAAGCATTGATCGCTGAGGCAATTAAGAACAACCGAAACCTACGCAACGCAAGCGTGTTTGGCGCTGGCTTTGCGCCAGGTTCAGGATTACTTGATGCGTTTGGCGGCATGCCTGCCATGGACCAAGGTATGGCGCCGTCTATGCTGCAGAACATGCAGCAGGGCAACTACTTAGACACGTTCTTCCAAGGCCTGGGCGCTGGCGGCGATTTGGCCATGATGACCGGCGCTTTGGCACCAGCCGGCGTGGCTATGAAGGCCGCTGCCGCCGCCGGCAAGGCTGGTAAGGCTGCCGCAAAGATTGCCAAAGCCCCAATGGAGGACGCACTTCAGTTGGCTCAAAAGCGTGCTGCGTTACCTGTAAGCGAAGGCGGGTTGGGACTGCCGACAGGCAACACCGCGATGGATAGAGCCAAGGCCATGGGTGCAGACATAGACACGAATTACATTCATGTTGGCAATGAACCAATAACCGAAATAAAAAACACGGGTAGATTTCCAGGCATCTTTTCATTGAAAAACGATTCAGCAGCTGGCTACGGAAGAATTAGCAGTCCTTTTTATGTCATGGGTGATACTGCAAAAAACTCAGACCTTTTAAACTATACTAACAAAGACCTAAAATACGCGGTAGGATCAACCGGTAAAAAAGCCGAAGAAAAATTAAATTACGCAATCAGAGATGAAATACCATCAAATTCAGAGGATATTGCTGAGGCTGTTGGTAGTATGCAAAACATCAGGATGAGGCTTGCAAAATCAATGGGTTACCCATCGGTGAAAATGTCCGATGAATTCTCCAACACTGTGGCTTTATTACCGGGTGACAACATACGCTCCAGGTTCGCGGCATTCGATCCCTTCCGCCGCAATGCCGCCATTGCTGCAGCAATGGGTGTTGCCGCTCCAAACCTAATGGCTCAAGATCGTGATGAGGAGGAAAAAAACCTCATGCGAATGATTGGCCGCTAACCCCCAAAAAACACCCGGCCCAGCGGGTCCTGTTTGACCTTACGCCGGCGGGTGTTGGTCCTATTGCGCCAGCGGTCCCTGTCGTCGGCGGACATGCGCTCCAGCATGGCCCGCACACGCATGGTGCTGGACGACCGAGGCTCGGCCACGTTCTCACCAACGCCAAACATGTACAGCGCACGGTTGCGAGTTGGCGTCTTTTCCCAGCCGCTGATATATACGCTGCCAGACCTCTGCCCGGCTAGTAGTATGCGGCACACATAAGACCGGTCACAAAACGCCTGGGCGGCCAGCACCGTGGATGACCTGGTGCCATCGCACAGCGCCAAGATTCTCTTACGAGCGCCCATTGCCACTGTCCATTGTCAGCAACGCGCCAGCCAGTCTGCGGACTTCATCAGTGACCGCATGGCCCAAGTCCTCTGGGTCAACAATACGCAGCATGAAGGTGCGCATCCGCACGTTGTGGTCGGTGATATGAACCGCCGCCCGCTCCAGCGCCGCTGCCCCGGCGGTAATGTTCTGCAGGTGGGTGTAGAGGAACTCCGAAGATTCTAATAATTTAGACATGGATTACTTTACAAGTATGTCGAAATACGACAGCATGAGAGCCAGGCCGGCGGCAAAAATGGCCGCGTACCCAAGAAGTTTGGCCATGCGGCGCATAAGTCTGGGGCGTGTTTTGCTGATGGCGTAGGCGTAGTTGCCGTGGCCAGGAAACGCCTGGTCCATTGTTCGTGCAAATTTGCTCATGACGCCACCACAACGTAGTGGTGCTCGCAATGAGCGTTCCAGATCGCGTAATCCGCATCCAGTAATGGGCGCACGGCGTTGAGGTCGGCCCGCTGCTGACGACCACGCCTCCACACCGTGTCGTCGTCGGACCACTCAAACGACCAGTCATGGGCGTTGAGGGCTTTGATGTATTGCTCTGTGTTCATTGTGTTTTCCTTTTATGTACGCAAGGTGCGTATAACGAATCATGGACTCTTTTTTACCAGCCGTCAACCAGTTATTGCGGGTAATGTAAAATTCATGCATGAACCCTATACAGCGCATCAAAGATCAAGCCAAGCCGCTCGGCATAACAATGACCGCCATCTGCGCGCATGCAGGCATACACCAGAGCCAGGCTAGTCGCTGGCTGAAGGGTCGCGCACGTCCGCTGTATGAGTCCGTGGAGGCATTGGAGATGGCATTGGCAGAGCTGATTGCTGCAAAGAGTCCAGCAGGGCCAGGTCCAAAGCGTGCCGAAGCAGTCCAGAGCGTGACCATCTAAACCTAGACGCCAAGGCGTCTACCTCTGCCAGTTTACCTGGGTCGAGGTAGACGCCCACCAACCGTTTACCAGTTGTCGTCATCGGCTACCGTTTCAGCAACGGGCGCTGCTGCTAATTTGGCCACACCAAAGTCGGCGGCGGCGCTGGTTCGGCCACCACCCAACGGCTCGCCCTTGCTCATGAGCTGCACGTTGTTTAGGCCAAAGCTCACGCCCTTGTTGCCAGCCGCGTCGTAGGCGTATGCGTTCAGTGACACGCGGCCCCAGTCGCCAGATGCCACGTCGTCTGACCCAAGCAGCTCAACGCCGTTGGCGTCAATGATGCCAGGCCGCTTACTCGACTTTACCGTCATGAAGAAGTGGTCCTTGTACTCTGGGCCCAGCGCAGAGCCGTCGCCCTTGGTCTCGGTGTCGCCATCGCGCAATGGGTTACGCACCTTGGCCGGCACCTTGTCACCCCACTTTGTTGCCAACGCAGCCTTGGCCGCAGCCTTGATCTCGGCCAGGGTCGTGGTGTCAGCCTTGGCCACCAGGATTTGTGTTGAGAACTCATCCTTGCCGTTGAACTCGTTACGCCTTGGCGAACATACGTTGCAGAAGCTAAAGCGGACCTTGTCGGTTACTACTCGTGTTGTCATGTCGTTCTTTCGTTTTGATCGTTTTGATCGTTTTGCCCATCCAAGCCGGATGAGTGCAATTAATGTAACACACTTTAAAACATTTTTAAACCCTGATACACTACATGCAAATCAAACGATCAAAACGAAAGAACGGTATGAACATAATTGAATTTGGTGACTGTTGTGAAACTATGCGCCGGTGGGCAATGCTTGGGTTCAGAGCGCAAACTTGCGTGACTTCACCACCTTACTATGGACTGCGTGACTACAAAGTTGACGGACAGATTGGACTTGAGGCCACCCCCGATGAATACATTAAGGCAATGGTTGAGGTGTTCCGCTGCGTGTGGGATGTGTTGGCAGATGACGGGACGCTGTGGCTAAATATTGGAGATAGTTATGCTGGAAGCGGAAAAGGCAGGAACGCCGATGGAAGTCACAAAGAAGGCGGTAAGCAAGGCACTAATAAAGTCGCAATTGCTGGTGCGTTAATAAAAACTGAAGCACCAAACTGCAAACCAAAAGACCTTATCGGCATCCCTTGGATGTTGGCCTTCGCCCTTCGCGCTGACGGTTGGTATCTGCGCCAAGACATCATCTGGCACAAGCCAAACCCAATGCCTGAGAGCGTGCGCGACCGCTGCACCAAGGCGCATGAGTACATCTTCCTGTTATCGAAGTCGGAGCGGTATTTCTTCGACAGCGATGCGATGAAGGAGCCAGCCACTGGACGCAACCCAGGAAATAAGCAGCCGCACAAACACGCTGGCGAACGATTCGCCGAAACAAAAGCAAACCTAGCCAACGTTGGCCCCCACGAAACCCGCAACCGCCGAAGTGTCTGGTCGGTTGCTACCCGTCCATACAAAGGCGCTCACTTTGCCACGTTCCCACCTGCACTGATTGAGCCATGCATCTTGGCTGGTAGCCGTCCAAGCGACATCGTGCTCGACCCGTTCATGGGGTCAGGCACAACCGCAGCCGTGGCACTTCAGCACGGCAGGCAATACCTTGGATGTGAGCTAAACCCAGAGTACGGCCAGCTACAACAGGATAGGATTGCAAAAACAGTCAAAGAGGATGAGTTGGATAGTAGGCAGGTTGGGTTGTTTGCATGAACCTCTACCCACACCAACAGGTCGCTAAAGACTTTTTATTAAAGACCAAGCGGGCAATACTTGCAGACCAGCCGAGGGTTGGCAAGACGCTGCCTACGGCGGCGGCTGCAGCCGAGCACCTGCCAGCTTTAATCGTGTGCCCGGCCATCGCCAAGACGGTATGGGAGCGCGCCTTCAGCGCCGTCAACCCCGACCTCAAGGTGGCCGTTGTGAACGGCCGGAAAGAGGCGCAAGACATCAACCTGTGCGACGTTGTTGTTGTCAACTACGACGTGGTGCAGTACATCAGCCCGACCCTGTTTAAGAAGTTTGAAACCATGGTGTGCGACGAGAGCCACCGGATCAAAAGCCCAGAGGCCAAGCGCACCAAGGCTTGCATGGCCGCGATGAAGGAGATCAAGCGCGTCTACTGCCTGAGTGGCACGCCGATACCTAACCGCCCCATCGAGCTGTGGCCAATGCTTCACGCACTTGGTATATACCGCAACGGCTACTACGAGTTTGCTACGCGCTACGCACGCATGTGGACAGCGCCATGGGGGCTGGACGTGTCCGGCGCATCAAACCTGCCGGAGCTAAAGGCGCTCATGATCCCACACGTCCTGCGGCGCAAGAAAGAAAACGTGTTCACGGACTACCAAAACCCGCAAGTGTCGCTCATCACCTTTGACCTGCCCATAGACAAGCGTGAGCGCGACTTTGACGTAGACGCGCTGGTGGAGAACCCAAGCGCGCTGATGGCCATCGAAGGCCTGTCTGAGGTGATGCGCGAGGCCGGTATGCGCAAGATCAAGCCGGCCACGGAGTTCATCAACAACCTGCTGGAGTCGCAAGACCAGGTCGTCGTGTTCGCGCACCACAAGGACGTGGTGGCCGGACTAGTGGAGGGGCTGAAGGCCCACAAGCCGGTGTCAATCACCGGCGACACGCCGAGGAAAAAACGCGACGAGTACATCGCAGACTTTCAGGCCAACCGATCCAAGGTCATCGTCGGGAATATCGCCAGTATGTCTGAGGGCGTTGACCTGTCAGCCGCAGACACCGTGGTGTTTGTTGAGGCCACCTGGCAGACGTCTGCACTGGAGCAGGCGTCAAGTCGTATCGAAAACGTGAGCAAGGGGTCATTCCGGCCCATGGTCTATATGCTCACGATCCGCGCATCACTTGACCACAACGTGTTGGCCAAGGTGCTGCGCAAGCTGCAAGTTATAGACCAGATCATTTAACCCGAAGGAGAAA